CTACAACCTATCATTTGCGTCATCACACATTTTCAAAGCCTTGTGTGACATATTTACAAGATCTTTGATTCTTTTTTTTATTTGGTGAAGTTTTTCTGACTCATCCTTTAGGACTTCGCTTTGAAGTGCTAGTGCCATCCTTAATGCTCCAATTTCGCTTTTTATCTGCCTAGTTTCTTCATCTTCGCATAGCATGTATGACACTCTGCACCCTAGAACCTCGCAAATCTTTGTTAGTGGTGTGAGCTCTGGAAGTGTGTCACCTTTTTCGATGTGTATAAGGGTGGACCTTGAAATCCCAACCGTCTTAGATAGTTTTTCTTGACTTATTTTGCGAGCCTTTCGCCTTGCTCTTATTCGCTGACCAATTTTAACTTTGTTGTATTTCATCTTCTGCCACCTCTCTTATCTATCAGTGCCAGCATAACCAATGTTGCACAAATCACTATTGTTATTTTTAGTGCCATGCCCTTGCTCCTTTCTGTAAGGCTCTATTTTTCGTTTTAAGCGATTTTAATTTTCAAGTGATAATTCTATCGTTTGATAGGCTATCCTCGCTCTGAGCGATTAAAACCTTGCTCAAAGCGATATCGTATAACCTATATTTGATTGCTATATGCTTTTGAGATTCTTTAGAACCTCTTTTGCCATTTCGTGATGTCGTTTTTTGTCCTCTTCAGTCAGTGGCTTTTCTCTTGCCTCCGACTTCCCCCTTTTAGGCTCAGCCTTTCGTTTCTCCCACTCATCATTCCTAGCAAAGGTAAGACATGCTGCGTAGTGATTTTTTCGTGTGTGTTCCGTCAGCCATATGCTCACCTTGTCGATTAATTGATCCACACGCATATACTTTGATGTCAGCCTTGCATATTCATCATCCGTCAGAAATACGTTAGAAAATTCCCCATAAGGGTGTGTGTTTTCTCTTTCGCCCTCGCCCTTAATAGAGTTATTCATATACACACACTTATTAGATACATCTTCTTTATATTTCTTTACATTCTTAAGATGTGGTTGATTGCTGGTTGATTTGTTGGTTGATTTGTTGGTTGATGTTTCGTTTTCGAATTGATATGATGACCAATTTTCAATGGTTACAAGCGAAAATTTGTTGGTTGATTTGATGGTTATTTCGTTGGTTGATGCCAATTTACTCAAAGCGGTCCTCACTTGTTGCCTTGATAAACCTGTATTTACAGCCAATGCGTGTGTTCCTACTATCACCTGTCCAGGAAGAACTTCTATGCCTTGATAGCTGGTTTGTCTAAAACTAGCAGTCAGTAACAAGTGCAGAAATACCACTTTGACATTTACGTCCGTGTACCATTCCCAATCGACTAATTTTCTATGAAGTTTTATGTATCCATTCAGCTTGTTGTTCATTTTGCTCATATCTCTTAATCTCGACTATCACTCTTGGTCTTTGTGTTGTGTAAAATTTTAGTATGTGCAAATCAATGACTTGCGTATCGTCTTTGTAAGCTACGTCATTCAGTGCATCACACACGACTTTTGCGATGTTGTCAGCATCAGGCTTTTTCGTCGGATAAAGTAGTCCGTTTTCAATATCTGCCCTTTGCTTTTTCGTAAAGCTCTTTGGAATTTCAAAGAGTGCCACGATTTTCATCGCTAACGGCTCCTTATTGAACCAAAATTCGCTACTTTCAGTCGCCTTATAGCACTCTTTGATGTAATTCTCATAAAGCACTGTGTTTGTCGGTGTGACGCTCTGAGAACGCCCTAGACGATGGTTGTAGAACGTTCTCGCTCTAGCTTTGCCTTGTGGTTTTCCCCACATTTCGAAAACTATCATATTGCGTCCTCACTAGATGCCTAGAATGGCACATCCTCGTCTAATGCCTGAAAATCGTCAGGCACATCGCTAGCATTAAAGCCACTTGTCTGTGCTCCACTATTTGCTGGTGCGTTGCTCTGTGGTCTATCTCCCCATTCTAGGAACTCAACACGATTAGCTATCACATCAGTGGTGTACACTCGCTTTCCGTCTTTGTCCTCATAGCTACCAGTTTGCAAGCTACCTTGTACAGCTACCATTCTTCCTTTAGCAAGGTACTTCTCGCAGTTCTCTGCAGTCTTGCCAAAGGCTTTTATCCTCGGGAAGTCGGTTTCTTTTTCTCTGTCAGCCTTTGTCGGTCTGTCTATCGCAAGTGTAAATGTTGCGACTGCCATCTGTGAGGTGGTATATCTTAGCTCGGGGTCTCTTGTGAGTCTGCCGATTAGTATCACATTATTCATTGTCTTTCCTCGCTTTCTTTACTAGTTGAAGAGGGTGTCAGCAATGTCGCTGTCTTCTGTTGGTACTTCGATTGGTTCTAGTGCTGGAGCTGGTCCTTCCTCGACTACCTCATCAGCCTCCACCTCTACGACTTCAGCTTGGGTATTGAAGTAACTGTCATCACTTTCAACATAGTTCTTTGTGCCATCCTCGTGGATAACTGCCATGTCGTTGTCAAAAGCTGTCTGCATGTCGATGCTCATGATTCCCCATTTGCTGATTAACTGTCTGAGCATTGTCTTATATGCCATTCCATCAAAGTCCTTTTCCCAGAATGTAAAGCCTTTTTTAGCCTGATAGCCTCTTGAATACTTAAGTGCGTGCGACTCCATCTTCTCACGGCTCCAGTACATAGCCTTTCTAAAGCCATTTAGGTACTCAAACATTGCATAGTAGCCTGTTGTTCTTGCCTCTTCCCTCTGTCTTTCATCCTGAATGAGGTTGACTTCGATGTCCTCTTCAAGTGGGTTAAAGCTAACAAGCTCGCCCTCTTTGATTGCCATGACATTGAGTTTCTTGTAGTAGCCACTGCGAAGAGCTAGCTGTATATAGCCTTTATATCCTAGCTGGAACTGTGCCTCTGTAGTGCGTGTCTTGTTGTTTTTAAAAGGCACAAGGTAGTACTGTCCTAGCTGTGGTGATGGTGATAGCTTTAGGCTTTCTCCGACAAGTGCGGCACTGAGTATCGACTGATTTGTGCAAGCCTGTAGGTCTTTGTTCTGAGTGGTTGCCGATACGATCGCAGTGATTAGTCGCTGTCCATTTTCGCCACCGATTACCTCGTTAATCTTCTTCCTTACTGCGTCCTGTGATAGATAAGCTCCGATTCCTAGTCTGCTATTCTGCTTTGATAAACTGTTCTGTACTGCCATTGGTATGTTCTCCTTTTTTTATAAACTCATTGATTTTGGTATAACTGTTTCGCTATCGTCTTCACATAGCAAGTAAGACACTTTGCGATTAAAGAAATTAGATAGCTCTAGTAGTGTTGTGATATTTGGAAATGTATTTCCGTTTTCGATATTGCATACAGTTGTCTGCGATATGTAGCAAGCTCTTGCTAGTGCTTGCTGTGACATTCTCATTGCCTTTCGCAATTGCTTGATTCTCTGTCCGATTTTGACTTGGTTATATTCAATCATTTCGCCACCTACTTTACCGATTTGATCTCGATACCTCGGTTGTCGCAAAACTCTTTGAGTGCTAGTGCATCATCTTTAGATAGCAAAGCCACAAACTTAATCCACTGCCTTTTGACTTCGACTGCTTGCTGTGGTTCTTCCTGAGAAACCTCTTCAAGTTCTTCATGTAGCCTTGCCTCAGCCTCAGCCTTTGCTTTTTCCTCAGCTTGTTTCTTCGCTAGCTCCTCTCTAGCTTTAAGCTCAGCCTCGTGCTCTAGCTTGCGTTTCTGAATGTCTGCAAGTCTCTGACCCTCTGCAATTGCACCAGCAAGATCAAGTGTCTTCTTGTAGTGCTCAAGTGCCTCAAAGCTGTACTCTTTAAGTGAGTTGATTGTTGTTACATCGTGTCCGATACGATATACAGTGTTTGTCAGCTCCTCCTCAATTGATTTGAGGCTAACGGACTTATTGAGCCACTTAGGGTCATATATCTGCTCAAGTGTGACGAATGACTGAAAACCAGCTTTGTTGAAGAGCTCTGTTATCTGCTCGTGCTTTTCAGCTTTCTCTCTGTCCTCAAATTCTGTTATCTGCTCACCAATTAGCTTGACCGGTTCGTCGATGATTGCGACAAGCTCCTTGATTTGTTTCTCGAACTGGTTGTAAGGCTCTAGGCACTGTTTCTTGACTTCCTTTCGCTTGTCCTCAAGTGCTGTCTTGAACTTATTGAGCAGTGCTCTGTCAGACTTTGCATCCTTGATTGTTTCATCGGTGTACACCATGTTCTTATAAAGTGCCGACTTGTTTGTGATTTCCTCTTTGAGCTCCTCAAAGTTAAAGTCGATGACTTCTGGTGATTTCCATGTGTTGATTCTTAATTCCATTGTTTTCTTCTCCTTTTGATTAATTGAATAAATTGGTTTGTGGCTTATATCTGTGGTAGTACTAGAGGCGGTCTTGTGTCGTTCTTTATGTACTTCCAAAATTCCGATTCTTTTGAGCTGAGTAGCTCTATGTCTTCCATCACATCGTCTCGATCTATTCGATAGTGTCTTGTGTGTAAAAAGACATCGTTGTTGTAACTGTATTTGAGCTGAGCCTTTAGTATTGCGAAGTCGAACTCTGTGACCATCATGTTATGAATGAGCTGGATATAGTAGTTGTCGGGGACCTTGTCATTCCACTTCTCTTTCTGCATCGACTTGAGTATTTCGGTTGTTTTGATTTCCAGTACGCCCATTTTTCCGTCTTGATCTTTTAGCCATCCGTCAAGGCTTGCGTGTGCATATGGGTGTTTGTCGTTCACAAAGAGGTTGTTTTCTTTGTATCCGACTTGGAACTCTGGGAAGTCAAGTGCGAAGAGTTCTCTTAGTGGTGCCTCTGCATTAGTTCCGTACATGACATAAGGTTTGTCTGAAATGTCCTCAGCCTTTACTTTGCCAGTCTTAATCGCCCATAGCTTTTGATTGTCTGTGTATGGGTTAAGTCCTAGAATTGCTGCTGCGTCTGAGCCACCGATTCTCGTTCTGCCTTTGAGCCAATCCTCTCGGCTGTCAAAGGTCAGCATCTTAGCACTCACTTTGTACCTCCTCGATTCGCATCTGGTTAGGATCCATTCGATCCATCGTGTTCGCTGTCCTGAGTAGTTCGTAGGCTCTCGAACGCATTTCATTTGCTGTGGCTGTCACATCTGCCTTTGTTCCTAGCCAATAGCCTCGACTACTTGCCGAAGAGCATATCGGATGCCCTTGCTTGCGAAGATTGTGGATGCACTTCCTTATTGTTCGTTCATTTTCGCCCACCATACTGATTAAGTAGCTTTTAGAGGCTGGCTTGTCGGTTAGAATTGACAACAAGCGATTTTCTATGATATGATATTTTTGGTTTGTGGCACTCTTCGGAGTGTCTTTTTTTGTGTCTAACATGTCTTGCTCCTTTGTCTTTTGCAAAGTCCAAAGCACTGCTCACCCTTTGCCATGTAGCGATAAAACTCTGTCATGGTGGCGTGTATGCTATTTCCTGTTACATTGATTTTGTCTAAAACTTGGTTATTTCTGTCATAGATCACAAGGATAACTCGGTCACCGATTTCTTCGTGTTTCACTCTTAGAACCTCTCTCGATTCATCAAGAGATATAAAAGTGTTGATATATCCCTCCAGCCTTTCTCTTGCCTTGCGGTCTTTTTCTTTGAGATATTCGATATACATTTTGTCCATTATTTGCTCAATATCCTTTCTGCGTATGCTTTGCCGTCCTCGGTGTTGCCTGAGTTATAAACCGATAATGCGTCCTCGTAGTTTCCGTACTTGTCGTATAGGTCTGACAAGATGGCACATCCCAAAATAACATTCTCTTGTGGGTCGTACAGATTGACGATTCCTAGTTCTTCCATTTTCATCTGGTGCCATCTAGGTTGTATCTGCATTAGTCCGATTGATTCTCCACCGTCGCCCACTGCGTTAGGGTTTCCTCCTGATTCCTCTTTGATGATTGCCTTAACGATGTTAGGGTCCACACCACTTCTAACGGCTATGTCGTCAATCATTTCGTTTGAGATTCCTTTAACATCAATCTGTATGTTGCTAACGACTCTGTATTCCGTCTGCTGATACACTTGAGGTGTGTCTATTGCCGTTGCTATGCCGTTTAATGCAAGCACTGTGCTTATAAATAACGTCGGTGGTATAACTGATTTAAGTTTCATAGCGTCATCCTTTCTGCTAATATCTTCGCAACTTCATCGACGTAGTACATCTTTGCGTTGCCTCGTGGGTCATATTGCAAGTCCTTTAGCATTTTCCTTGCTCTATCTCGACCCATCGTTGTGAGCTCTGCTACTTTGCTGATACTGATTAAAATTGCACCATCATTGCCTTGTAGTAAGTCTCTTTTGATTTGCGTTTTGGTCATATAGGCGACTCCTTTCGTGTTATAATCTCCTCGAAGGGAGGTGATTATATGTCTAAATCATCCATTGAATTTGATACGGATAAAATCAAAGACGAGATTATGAGTCAGATAAAAGAAAATTCGTCTAAGATTCCTGTATCTATTGAGTGTCCAGAATGTGGCAAAGAGCTTGAGGCTCATGAAGGTTTGAATGCCTGTCCACACTGTGGCTCTCAAATATCACTCGATTTCGATTTTGACTTCTAGTGGTGTAGAAGCTAGTTCATCCATCAATGAGCTGGCTTCTTCTAGTTTCTGCTTGATGGTTTCGATAAGCTCCCTATGGGCACTTGTGTCTACATGTGCGACTGCTTTCTTTTGGATGGTTGCCATTCCTTCCTCCTTTCTCGCTGGTGTGATGGTGTAATAACTTTAAGTTATATCTATTGCAAAAAAATATAATCCTTGTCAATCCTACATAGTGCACAAAACTTTTCAAATTGAGCTGGCTTAGGCGTTATTCTACCCTTTTCCCAATTGACAACTGTTGATTTGTTAATATGCATTTCTCGGGCTATGTCTGATTGTGTTAGTCCTGCGTTAACTCTCGCAGCAGCAAGGCTTATCTTTATCTCTTTTTTCATGTTTTCACCTCCCATCTTATGCTTTGCTACAAGGCCATATTATCATAACTTAAAGTTATAGTCAATACTAAAAGTTATATTTTTTATAAAAAAGTATTGTGTTTTATAACATTATGTTTTAAAATGCGATTACAACATATTAAAGGAGATGAGGAAGTGTCAGAAACAGAAATAAATAGAATTATCTCTGAAAATCTTAACAGATTAATGGAGAAGCGTGGTACAACGCAATTAGAGTTAGCCGAATACATGGGAGTCAGCCAAACGACAATATCGAATTGGTGCAAGGGCGTAAAGATGCCTAGAATGGATAAAATAGACAAGTTATGCAGATTCTTTCATATAAACAGGTCTGACCTTATGAACGACCACTCAAGCGAACCCGATGTTACAGGTATAACAAACCTATTGACGCCAGCTTCTCGCCCTATTCCAATTCTAGGGGACATATGTGCTGGCGAAGGGACCTGGTGTGAAGAGAACTTCGAAGGACACTTTTTCATAGATAGCTCAGTAAAAGCAGATTTTTGCGTGCGTGTCCGTGGTGATAGCATGATTGATGCTGGGATATTTAACGGTGATTTAGCTTTTATCAAAAAGACTTATGACTATACGAATGGCAAAATTTATGCCGTAAGAATAAACTCCGATTGTGAAGCAGTACTCAAAAAGGTATTTTGGCAAGAGGATACAATTATACTCAACCCATGCAACGCAGACTATGAGCCGATTGTAACCGATGCTGAGGGGATGACTGTAATAGGCGAGTGTGTTGGTGTATTCCACTCAACGATTTCAATGTTTTAGGTGTCTATATGGATATAAGAACCGAACGCATAATTAAGTTTTCACTCAAAGTGTTAATTATGAAAAACTATAATTAAGATTTTGCTCAAAACAACAAAGCCCTCAGCCGAAACCGAGGGCAATGCATAAGGCTGTAATATACAACCGATTCGCACTCAAATTGTAGCATTACAGCCCCTTAATGTCAAATAGAGGGGTATTTTTGTACCCAAAATCAAGGAGGTTGCCATGCCTAAGAAATATAAATACGAAAAATATTTCAGAATAGATGGAGTTCGGTATGTCGTAAGAGCCGACACAGAGTTTCAGCTGATTCAGAAGTACACAAACAAGGTTCGTGACATCGAGGAGGGCAAAATCACCCTCGCTGGCACGACTTTAGTTAGTGCCTGGACAATGCAAGCAATCGAGACTTATAAGACAAGACAGAGCGATTTGACTCGTCAGAAGTATATATCTAGAGTCAAGTCGTGCGTGCTAGATCACATAGGAAGTATGCAGTTAAAATCAGTTAAGCCTCTTCACTGCCAAAATGTCCTCAATATGCAGATAGGAAAATCGAAGAGACAAATAGATGAGGTATACCAGGCCTTAAATTTTATCTTTTCTAAAGCCGTAGAAAATCATCTGATTGTCGATAATCCAGCAAAGTATATAGTTAAGCCACAAGGCACAAAATTGCATCGTAGAGCGATTACAGAAAAAGAGGATAGATACATCAGAGAAGTAGCGAAAACCGATAGGCGGTTCTATTTCTTCCTCCTAATGCTAGATTGTGGGTGTCGTCCGTCGGAGTCTGCAGAGGTAAAGGGTATGGATATCATGTTAAAAGACGATATTCCACTGTTACATATCCGGGGCACCAAAACAATTAATGCCGATAGGGTTGTCCCAATTCCTCCGAGCCTGTACGATCTAATCAAAGATACACCACCCTTTGAGTATGTAGCTTGCTATGGTTCTAAGGGAAAAATCACACTAGATAATAGGAATAGACTTTGGAAATCATTCAAAAGACAGTTAAATATAGCGATGGGATGCAAAATGTATCGCAATGAGCTGTTACCACCTTATCCAGTCGCTCCCGATCTCGTGCCTTATTGTCTCAGACATACATATTGCACTAACTTAGCACGAAAGGGGATTGACATCCGTATGGCTCAAAAGCTGATGGGCCACTCTGACATAACTCTAACAGCAAATATATACACCAATCTTGATGATAATGATGTGCTTGATGTAGCAAAGATTCTACATCCTAACACATCGTCAAATAACGATTCTATGCTACCATAA